CAATATAAGAAACAAGCTTATATACCATAAGTCTATTAAGATTAGCTTAAGCTTTTGGATCTGCAGCCTTTCGTTTAATAACTACTTGTTTACGATCTTGTTTAATATCCCTTGTTTCCATAGGTACGTCTTGTATTCTATGTTCTTTAGTTGCACTAATTCTTTTAGTGTAGAGTTCATCACTTAATTTCATTTTGTATTCCTTTCCATCAAAATAAGCTTTTCAATGGTGTTGTAATAGTAGATAAAAACCTCCAACTATGCAAAATCTATCCTCTATAATTCAATTTCATATCCCCGCCCAGCGTTGTTTACATTGGCAACGCCAATGCTCATGTACCATCTTTCGTGTTCGTCTTGGTAAACAAACACGTCACCGCTATAGCTATTAAAACCTCTGAAGCAGGCTCTGAATCCTAGAGATTCTAATTCTTTTTGCTTTTTAGGGGAAATTACCCCCGTTTCACGAGCTATTTCAAAAGCCCTCTCAATTTCTGGGGTAAAACTGCTTCCCAGAAATTTTCTTAACTCTTCTTTGTTGTTAAAACTTATTCTGTATGGACTGAAGTTACCAAATGCGTATTTTCCAAAAATTTTATTTTCTTCTTTGAGTTTTTTTAAAGTTTTCATTTTTTACTCCTTTATATGTAAAACTATTTAAAGCTAAAATAAGAGGCTTTACGCCTCACCTAACTAAACATACCAGTGAATGCCCTTTTATTGATTGTAGGATCTCCTAGCTATGTTTAAAGCATACTTGCTAAAGTCTCTTCACTTACTAGATGATAAACTCCGTCATTTATCATCTTTTGTATCTCTTTTTTAGTGCTTAAGATACCTAAAAAGAGTTTTAAGTGTTTAAGCGTAGTGGCACTATAATCCCACTTATCGCTAACGTATACCTCTTCATTGTATAGCTTTATAGCTATTAAAGATGAGTAGCTTTGAAATGCTACACCATTTTTTAAGAAGACTTTGAATTGATTCTTGCCTAATTGCTCTACTAACGTGTTAACTCCTTTAAATTAAATTATAAGTGTATTGTACCTAACAATAACTTAAGAAGCCCTTAAGAGATACTTAAGGGTAACTTAAATTATAATATACTATACTCTAACTCCCAAAACTCACCTTTATAGCCTTGTATTCTATCTTTTAATTTCATCTCTAAGTCTCCTATCTTTTAAGCTACTTTTTACAAATATCATCAATAAAGGCTTTAGCTTCACTCTCTGCACTCTCATAAACATAAAACCCCCAGCAACAACTAGCTATAAAGTTACCCTCACGGTCCTCTATAGAGTAGCACCACACGTCACCCTCAAGGTATTGTGAGTAAACCTCAACCTCTGCTTTTAGTATTCCTATAACCCTCTCTTTAAGCTCCTTACTAATGCGCTTTACTCCATATTCATCTCTAACTCTCTTTTTTGATACATAGATAAAACCCACCTGCCCACTATCCCAAGGACAACTAAAGCCCTCTGTATTCATAGTTATTCCTGAATGGTCATAAAGGTATAGAGGCAACACAATCACTTCTTTTAGTGTCAATCCCTCACCCTCTAAGTGCTTCTTTAAGTCATCCTCAAATGAGACTCCATTGCACTCTAAAGTTTCATCTCCAAGGTCATACCTCCTATGGTTACACACCATTACACCAAGGTTGTCCCACTCACGTGGGTTTATTGGACACTCATCTTGTTCTATTTTTACTATATAACCTTTATATTCCATAACGTCTCCTTTTAAAATAAAGTTGTAAGTGTATTGTACCTAACAATAACTTAAGAAGCCCTTAAGAGATACTTAAGGGTAACTTAAATTATAGTATATTATATTCTAAGTAATTCCTTTTAAATCAATATCTTTTTCATCAGGATTCATTTTACAATTATTTACTAGTGGCTCATTAACAAAACCACTATCCATTTTATTTTTGTTATATAACCCAACTCCCGAGAATTGCTCGGAAGTTGAGGACATATAAATAGCCTAAAGGCACCACGCAGATTTGAGTCCTTCCTTTAAGTTGCGTCGTTTCTTAGTCTGCACGCAACCCCTCCGGCTCTGCACTGCCCGTCTAAACTCTTCTCGAAGAGCTTAAACCGGTAGCCAGTTTTTATCAATCCCCTTTAACGGGTCTAAAGAGTGGCCTAAACAGCCACTCAAATGAGATCTTCCTCACATGAGGGTAGATCCTCATTATAAATTTTTGGCTCTTCGCCTAAAAGCTTGAGAAGATCGAAATAATTTGGATTTTCGAGCTTCTCAGTTTCTTCTAAAAATTTTGTGACCTTTTCGGTCACAAATTCTTCGGGTACTACATAGCACCCTCGTCTGGGTTCTGGCAAAGAGCCTATAGTATCCCTGAGAGCATCTTTAGGCTCCCAGGAGTTGAAAGTAAACTCTTTATCTCCTGCGGTTATGGTGCATAAAGGCACCTCACCGCCTCGCATAAATTGCTCCACTTCATAGTTATTTTCCCCGTGTTCAAAAAACCCCTTCTTAAAATCGTGGGGATTACTACATTTAATTCCCTTCTTACCTAGAAGGGTAAAAGTTACACAGATAGGCACTCCGCTTGTTTCTGCCTCTAACTCGAGGCTTGTATCTGTTTGTTTTACTATTTGAAATTCATACATTTTTTCGACTCCTTTTGATTTCAAGCATTTTTCGTTCGTATGCGTTGATTTCATCTAATGAAAGCCATTCTGGTTTTTCTGAAAAGCTGTGCCAAATTTTTTTCATTTCAGCAACGTGCTCCTCTACGCTTAATGCCCAAAGGTGCTTTTCATGTCCATTGCCATTGCCAAGGAAGTACTCACAATCTTGTTTTAACCTGTCTAGCATTTGGTATGCCCAGTTACTTTTCATTTTTTCGACTCCTTTTTATTTTTGTTTTGATAAGAGTAGTATAACGCAACTATGCTTATAAGAAGCTTAAATATGAGGATATTATGATAAGACTTTTAAGGATTGTAGTAATATTGCTAATCGATTACTGCATTAATAACCCAATAGATATATTAATGAGACACGCACACGCGTATATAACATAAGTATCCTTAAAATAAACTAAAGACACTCATGATACTATTATGATAGCTATTATCAATAGCCCCTATTACTAAAGCAATTATAATAGCTATTATCAATAGCCCTATTACTAAAGCAATTATAGTGAGATTAATCTCATATACCCGCTAATCCATGATGGGTATAGGGGGGACATGTGTGATATCTATGATAGTGATACCCCCTCAGAGATTTTTGTATATAATTTCAAATCTCCTATATAGTTCTTAGAGATTTTTGTATATAATCTCAAATATCCTATATAGTACCATACCTACCACTGAGAGTAGTAAGCAATAAGCTGTTCAACGAGCGTTAACAGCACCTAAATGTCACTCCATAGCTAACACCTATATAAATACCTTTAAGATACTCTATAAGTATTCTATATAAAACACATATAATAACTATCTTTATTAGTTAGTTATTATAGATATTTTATATGATGTATATATATATATATATAATCCCTCTCTCCCCTTTTATTCTTTTCCCTCCCCCTATTACGTCCAGTTTGTGGAGACCCCTAAACTAGGGGCTTCCAGAGGCCTCCAAAAATCATTGTAACCAAATATTTACTATCCGTTTACTATCCCCATATTTAGGGCACTATAGCTACACCCTCTTATTACTCTTATAAAACACATTATTACTCCCTATCTGTTTAAAACTACTAAAACTACTCTTACTTGGTTTATGTCTATTAAGCATACTATTAATCTCTTTATCAATAGCTAACCTTTTATGTCTTTCTAAAGCTTCATTAGGGTCTTGTATTAAAACATTCATCCATTGAGCTACTACCATAGCTACTACATCTAGTGCATCATCATGGAGTAAGCTACCTCTATCTCTAGTAATATGAGTCATTTGATAAAACAAACTATAAGGCTGATGTTCAATACCACTAAGGTACTTCTTAATATCTCTCTCAATAAGTCCTCTATCAACTATAAGTCTATGTTGATTCATAACTGGCTCTAAGGTATCTATAATTCTTAGTTCCTTCTGTTTACTATGTCTTACTTCCTCAATATACACATTATAAATACTATGTAATACGGGTTTAAAGATAGTAGTAAACATACCATCCCCAAAGTTACTTTCTATATATATCTTATTAACATTATAATCTTTAGCAACAGTTGCTAGCTTCATTAGAGCTACATCATCATAACCATGTCCTTTGATACTATCAGCTTCTAACATATACAACTTACCATTAAGATGAGCTATAACACAATAAGCAGTAGCATCAGCACCTTTACCTGAGCTATCAATACCCATATAAATACCATTATAAGGTAACATACTACTACTATCAATACTAGAAGGACTAAAGAAGCCATCACCACTAAACCCTATGTTAGCTAAATCCTTAATCCTATTAGCTTCAGTACTGCCATATACTACCCTCTCAGGTGCTACCTCTCTATCTAAAGGTGTAACCACTAAGTCTCTAAGCTTAAGAGGATACCTCTCAGCATCACTAAGAGTAGTATCTAGTTGAAATTGTAGTTTAAAACCACTCCTACCATACCTAGCTTCACGTTTACTTAAGTCCTCTTCAGTAAACCTCTTATCTATTGGTTTCCCCACTAAGCTAGGGTCAGCTGAGATAGCATCAGATATATAAGGCGCTAAACAGCCATGATATACTGATATATCCTCAGGATACCTAGCAGGAAATATCCTAGTTACATAACCATCCTCTCTAAAGCCATTATAGATACTCTCAGCTGATTGTGGAGTACCTAATACTATAATTTGAGCATTATCATTAGTCTGTAAGATAGCTTCATATTCAGCAGTAGCACTTCTAAGCTTCTCTCTAAGTGCTTGTGTAGCACTGTTCTGTTGTCCTTCTACGTCATCACTAATCAATAGACTAGCACGATTACCTTGTAACTGCCCTGTAATACCTGTAGCTTTAACACTAGGCTGTACAGCTACCTCACAACCATTAACCTCAAAGGCTAGTGTAGAATCCCTCTGGTCTGTCCTAGGCACTAGATGTGCTGTTAATGGTAATAACCCTATAAGCCTTCTAATAAAGATAGCAATGTTCTCAGCATGTGTACCAGTCTGTGATACAATCAGTACTCTCTCATTGGGGTCTCTAAGTAGCCTCCACACAACGAATGCACCTGTAAGGAAAGTTTTTCCGATGCCCCTAAGGGCTTGTAGCTGCATCCTAGGATGTCCCTCTTGTAAGAAGTCAGCTATCTGTAATTGCATATAGGTTGGCTTAGGTAAGTTTAAATACCACCATGTATAGATAACAAACTTCCTAAAATCTTGTATCATCTCCTCAGCAGTAAACTGAGGTTCATTAAAAAACATATTCATACTTCTCCTTTACAACTATACCTAATATCATATATAGCATTTAAACGAACGCTAAGGCACCTAGAATCAACGAACGTACCCCCAGAGGATAGATTACCCTCTGAGAGCATAAAGTGTCTTATTTTGCCTCCTACGGCTTAAATGAAGCTTAAGCTAGCTCTTCTAATAAGCTATCAATATCCTCTTTAGTGTTTCCAGTAGGTTTACTTGTAAGTGCCTTAACTGTACTAAAAACATCTTGCATAGGTTTAGACTCTTGTAAGTCAACTGTTATATTATTGTTCTTTAAGAATGTAATAGCCTGAGCTAACACCTTAGGGTCATCTAAGTTATTTTTAAGTGCCTTAGCTACACTATCATGAAGAGTCTCTAAGGACTCTAAGGTTGCTTTCTTACTCATTGATATTCTCCTCTATTAACATTTTACCACCTGCTTTAAAGAAGTTACCGAGAAAAGGGAAGGCATTAAGAAAATTAGAGTTGTTAATAATAGTAGCTCCCTTTTCTACATCCCCACTACCAATAGCTTTAAGCATATCACTAGCTCTCTTTAGCATACTACCGGCTGCTCCAGCTGACTGTGATAGGAGGTCTGTATCTCCTCTATAGGTCACCCCCGGTACTTCCATACCTAATGCTGTGAGGGCTGCTGTAGCTCCCATACCACCTACACCTACAAACCCTGTAGAGAGGAAAGCTCTAGTAAATATTTCCTTATCGTCTGTAGGTTCTTCTTGTAGCCCTAAGCGTACCTTAAGTTCATCATCCATCTTAAAGATAATGTACATACCTAAAGTAGCCATACCTAGTCCCATCATAGCATCAGCTGTAGGTCTATCAGCTACTGTTAAGAATACCTTATCCCAGAGTACAGTAGGCACTTGTGTGTACTGAAAGAATAATGATTTAATAGGGTCGTTTACATCAGACTGAAACCTATGTAGGCTAGAAGCATTAGGAACAGGTACAGCATCTCTAGCTATCCTTTCCATAAATATACTAACCTTACCGGCTAGTTCTTGATTAGACCACCCATCAAGATTATAGTCAGCTATACCACCATTCTTATCTCTCTTAATAGCCTTATTATTAATAATAGCTTTAAGGTCATCTGCACTTAGTCCATATCTGCTTAACCACTCTATATCTTTAATAGTTAAATTATCAGGACGTAAGCTAAAAAGTTTCTTCATACCTGCCCCAGCAATAGCTACCTCGTTTATATCGGTAGTGATATTAAAACCACTATATTTACGAATACCATTATTAAGCTGTTGTATTCCACTCTCTATGATAGATAGTCTGCCTGTCAGTTCGTTAGCATCTAACCTACTGAACATCTGCCCCATAAGACTATGAGAAGCTAATATAGTGTGTCGCATAGCTTCAAACTCAGGACTATTAGTAGGGAGGCCTCTAATATCTTTAATAACTGCATCCATAGCAGGTAAGTAATTTTTCACTGTCTTACCAAAATCAGCATGTACTGCTCCTGACAACCACTCAACCATATTATATTTAACAAATCCAGCTGAGAATGATGTACTAGCCAGTGCTTTAAGGGTTCTTACTGCTGTATTAGTAAAGGTGTTAGGGTCAATCTGAATACGTCTAACATCTAGCACACCTTCCAACATAGCTCTTAGGTTCTCTACATCTTTTCTAACTTTCTTAGGAGATATACCAAGGGCTCTACCTTCTTTTGCTACATCATCTAGTATACTATCAATAGTCTTTTTAGGACTAGTCCCCTTAGCATATGGGTCAATCCCAAATGTTTCAATAAAAGCATTACGACCCCCTTGTTCTCTAGCGTAATGTCCCATAATGTCTACCAAATCTGTTTTAAATAATTCAGGGAAGTCTCTACGGTTGATATTAACCTTTCTAGCTTTAGACGAACTACCTGAGCCTGAGGGTGTTCCTTTCTCTAAATACTTGTAACGTATATCATCGTTAACAGCTCTTTCATAAAACCTATCAACTTGTTTGATAATATCTTCATCAGTAAGCTCACCTCTTTGTAGTAAAGAGGCATTATAGCTATCTGTTCTTAGTGCTTGTTCTAACTGAGCCTTATACTCAACTGGGTTAGAAATAGCAAAGTCTCTGTTATACCTAACAGGGAAGTAGCCATAGCCCTCTTTACCAGCAATACCAGATACTTTAAGCTTAGTAGCTGTTTCTGAGAATGACTTAAAAAACTTACCAACATACTCTAAGTGCTCAGGCAGTTTAAACTTACCTGTAGCTACTGCTTGTTTATGTAGGTCTGCTCTAAGTACATTAAAGAGGTCATCAGGCTCTTGAAGGGGCTTAGTTTTTAGTTCTTCTATCTTCTTCTGAGCTGTTTTAATCTTCTTACTAAGGCCAGCTTTCATAGCCCTCGGTGTGTTTGTGCCTGAGACACTTGCTCTAATTTTTAATAATTCATCTAGTCTCTCTTGTACTTTACTTATCTCTACACGTCTGCTAGCTTCCTCAGGCAGTTCATCAATTCCTGTGGCTCTTTTATATTGAGCTATGCGTTCAGAGGGTGTAAGTTGCCCAATAATAGCACCATACTCTTGCTCTGCTTCCCCGACAATACGTCTAATCTCGTCTCCGTCTCTTTTAGAAGCCTCAGCCCAAGCTTTAGCCCCACTACCATACTGTTTAGACCTAACATCGAGACCCTCTAATGCTTCTTTAAAAGGTCTCTCAGCATACCTAGCTTTCAAATCCATAGCTGTTGTTTTCTGTATCATAGGAGTACCATCAGGTGCTCTACGTATACCTGTAGAAGGTGCAATAGCCCAGCTATACTCTTGTACTAACGGATTAGTAGATTGCCATTTAGTCTGCTCCCCAGCACCTAACGAGAGGTACTTACGTAGTGAAGAGGTTACAGGATTAGTCTGCATGTACTCTCTAGCTATCTGTGCTCCTCTACTACGGTAAGCCCCCTGTGATATTTGAGTAATAGCTGAGGGTAATACAGGGAGAGCCAAACCAAAAGCAGCACCATAGGAAGTGAGCTGTAATAGTTTTTCATCATCCCTAACACCAGCAGCCTCTTGGTTAGTCTTCTCAGTAGCATAGTTAATTAACCCCGCTGTAGTAGCCCCCTCAGCTCCTCTAAGTCCTAGTAAGGTATATTTACCTACTTTAGCTCCTGTGTATAAACCTTGAAAAGCTTTACCTACAACACCCCCAAGAACCCATGAACTAGGGTCAAAGATAGATAGACCTATACCAGTAGTAACTAAAGCTAGTGGTGACATATCTTTAATAATCTCTTGGTCTTGGTTATACCTCTCCTGTTTAGCCCTAGCTAGATAGAACTCTTGTTCATTGCCTACACCTTGCTCCATTAAAGCTCTCTCATCATCAGTGGAAACTTTATTGTCTTTTATGAGCTGGCGAAAGCTATCAGAAAATACAAATCTATCATCTCTAGGGAGTCCTTTTGTAGAAGGATAGCTTGATTGTAAAGATAGCGCCCTTTCGTGCATACCTCTAAAACCTATACCAAACTCTCTTAAAGAGGCTCCTAGTTTATCTGCTGTTGTATAGTCTTGCTTTTTCTGAGCTTTGTGATACTCCTTCGTTTCTCTGATAACACGAAGACTATTACTTAATCTTTCTTCAAGAGGAAGTCTATTATTATCATCCACTGTTGAGAATGGTTCTACATCTGTTATCATTATTTTCTCCCTTTAGTCGCTATGTTCCTCATGTATTCTGCTCTTTCTTCTGCTGTCATTTCAGGAGACATTGCATCCATAAATGTATCATATATTTTCTGCATACTACCCTCAAAACTAAACACTTTATTAAGTGCATCATAACGAGCATTTTCTATAACTTTACTAGAAAAACTGATAAATTCTCTAGGAGACATATCTAAAAAGTATATATCCAAGCCTTCCTTATCTGTTAAGAAGATACCTTTAGTTTGTTGGTCATATCTAAAACCTACCGCATCTTCTACTAAACCTACAAGATTCTCTCCATCATAAGAAGCCTCTATACTATATCTATCATCTCCCTTTCCTTTAGTCTCTAAGAATTCTTTAATATTCTGAACACCTCGTACCATAGCATCGGGAACAAGTCCAACCTCTTGGAACGCTCGGTTAGTTTTTAGGAAATCTCTAAAGTCTGTAACATCACCTCGTATAATCTTCAACATATTATTAACTGTCTTTTCATCGGCTTTGCTCATAACCAAAGGAGAACCATCGGTGTCTCTAGCACCTTTTATTACAAACTTGCCATCACCATACACACCACTATTAGATAGTTTAGTTTTAACACTATCTAAGTATTTATTACTATCTCCTGTCAATGTGTACATAATCTTAGCTTGTTTCATGTAGCTAGAATACTCATCAGGCATTACACCATTATCAGCTAAGGTCTCTAAAAGCTTCCTAGAGTCTTTCTGTGGTAAGCTCTCTACATCCTGAGGATTAGCCAAAAGACTATCTAACCTATCAATCATAGGAGGCGTAAGCTCTCCCATATCCATAAGTGCTTGTAGCCCTTCGTATCGTTGTATCTGCTTCTTATTAAAGACTTTATCTACCAGTAAAGGGTCAGTGGTTGTAATTGTAGCTATCATCTGCCCCATTAATCCTAAATTAGATGCTAACTGTCCTTGTGCTTGTAGGTACTCCTCTGAGTTAGGGGCTGTCTTAGTAGCTTTAAAGTTCTCAGTAGATAACATATCCCCAATAAAAGAAGTATTGTTACCACCTTTACCTGTCTTTTGTACATGACCTAGGTATCGTTGTAGGTTAACCATACTAGGGTCTTTAGCAAAGTCACTTAAGATTACATTAGCATATCTCTCAGCTCCTTTATCATAATCACTCTGTACAGACTCAGGAAACTCAGACTTATCTTTACTAAATGTAAGCTCAGGGTCTGCTATCATTTTAGATTGAAAGTCAGCTCTAAGTATATAATTCATGTCTAATGCTGTGAGAACATCTTTAGTTTTTTGTATAGCTTGTGCTAATCCTTGTGGGTCTCCTGTAAACTGACCATTTTGTATCTCAAACTTAGCCTGCTCAATCCCTTGTTTTAGTAATTGAATAGTTGCCTCTCCCTGAGCCTTGGCTTGGTCAGTTTTAAAAGACTCTCTAAGATATTTTATCTCTTCATCATTCCAGCCAGCACCTTCAGCATTTCTAACTAAATCATCTAAAGATGCTCCATAACGCATAGCTATTTGTAGTGTTCTAGCATAACTTTGTTCTTTATTCTCTCTATCTTGCATTACTGCTTGTTCTTTAAGAGTAGCTAGTTTAGTAGAGTTTACCATACCTTCAAGTTTATCTACTTCACCTAAGTAATCATCGATAGATAAGTTACCTGATTTTAGCTGTGCTTTAATGTTTTCAGTATATGCATTAATAGAAGGAGCTAAGAAACTGTCCTTTAAAAAGCCTATAGTCTTATTAAAGTATTCCTTATTTTCTAGCTTCTTGTCCAATGATAGCATATTAGCTTCATAGCTATCAATCATTTCCTTTAACTCAAATGGAGTAGCGTTTAAACCTACCTCAGATAACTGTTCAGCAAACACCTTACTCATTGATTTAAACATAAATTCAGCTGTAGCATTAACGTCTAGTTTATCTTCTTTAGCTTTACTTAAATATGCTCCCCATGAATCTTTAAGGTCTTCTTTAGGAAGTGACATCATAGTAGGAACAGAGCTTACAAAATCTTCTTTAAACTTCTCAGCTTTTAACTCCTGATTGACTTTCCTAATAGTACCTCCAAACATTTCTCTATGCATCTGAAAGGACTTACCTAAAGTAATTCTACCTTCTTGTGAGAGAGCGCCTGAAGATATAATAGCTTTGCCTCTAGCTTCCCACTGTGCATATGCTTCATTAATCGACTCTAAGTCATCTCCTGCATTATATAAGTCATCTTGTAAGGCTTTACGGTTGTATTGTAGTGCCTCGTCATGTTCTAGGTAGGTCTGCTTAGTTTTTTCATCAGCTAATACTTTACCAAAGTTAGATACTGAATTAACTAATGTATTAATATCATTAGCTACTGTTACTTTTGATTGTTGTGGTGCTACAATAGAGCCTATACTAAACTTCTTTGTAGTTCCTGATGTAAACATTGTTGGTTCTTGTGTCATATTAATTAAAACCTCCCTGTGCCCTTAGCACTTGTAATAGATGAACCCATCATATATCCCCCCATACCAGCGCTCATAGCCCCTGATATAGCACCTAAGGTAGACACTTGATTAGAGCTTAACTGAGCCGAAGCATTATACATAGCTTGTTTAGCTTCATCTCTCTTAGCCTCCATAGCACTTCCATAGGAAGCCATGGAGTCCTCAGCGGCCTTACTTAGAGCATTCTGTTTCATAGTAGACTTAAAGGCTGTATTATTAAGTAACCTACCAGCTAGATTACCTGCTAGTGCTCTCTCTGTAAGAGCTGAAGCTGTGTTACCAGCTGCCACTAACCCTTGAAAGCGTTGTGAAGCCATCTCTAAAGCAATGTTTCTATCTTCTTCCTTAGCTTGTTGTTGTATTTGTCCATACTGTTTTACAAGACTTTCTCGAATACTTTTTATTTGTTGCTCATATAGAGCCTTAGCCTGTGCGTTCTGCCCAGCTGACCCTAGTAACGACATCCCTGCCATCACCCCTGCACCTATCAATGGTAGTGCCATTATATCTCCTATATATTATTTAGTATATCTTTAGTACATCTTGTACGCATACTCGATGTAAGACATACTAAACATTATTTCTAACTCCGCAGAGTTATACCTAGTATATCTATAAAAGCCCTAGAATCAATTTTAAGAGACTTTAGCTCTCCAACGACTGATTATACCTATAAAAGTAGTTCGTTGATTCTCGTTGATGCTAGGGCTATTAAATGAGCTATTTAATGTTACCCATCATTGTAGATAACCTCTCAGCTCTTTTAGGGGTTTGTAAAGCCCACTTACTATCTAGCATCTCTCTACTAGCTTCAATATAGTTACCATTAACGATAGCCCATAACATCTTCTTAAAGTTCATAACACCCTGAACTCCTAATTGATAAGACATGTGGTATAAGATTTCCCATACCTTATCTGGTAACTGTACTTCCCCATATAGCTCTGTGATACGCCTATGTAGTTGATTTTGCATCTTTTTAAGCCTATGTATTAACAGTAACTCAGCTTCAGCTTCATCTAATGGTAGTTTTGTACCATAACCTATTGTTAGGTATCCTAAGGTATCCCTATAGGGAGTACCTCTAAACCCTTCTTCTTCTTTAATATGTTCTATAAGACTCATTTAGGTATCTCCAATCCAAACTTTAGTAATAACCATCCGCCAATACCAGCACCAAACACTGCTAATATAGAAGCACCTATTTTACCTAATGCCCTTGTAGGAGCGTTCTTTAGATACTTAACTTCCTCTGCTAGTTGGTTAAGTTTACTATCTGTTGTCTGTATGATGTTATTATACTTATCTAGTTGATAGTTGATAGATGTTACAAAGCTTTTATGTGCTGGACAGCCATCAGTCATCATATAGTGTTCTACTTGTTCGATACGTTTATTATGCTTATCTATACGCTCATGAATACGATTGGTAGACTCCTTAGAGTTAATCTCAAAGTTAGCTAACCGTTCAAACAACAGTGCTTGCTTACTAACTATCTCTGTTAATACATCTACTTTATCGTTTGTCTTGTCCAGTTTACTATCTAGCTTCTCTACTGCCATCTGTATAAGGCTTATTGGGTCTACTCCTCTGTCAGCCATTATACCTCCTCTCCACTATTCATCTCTACACCTTTCTAGTTTTAGTTGTAGTTTATATAGTTCTATCATCCAGTTATCTACAGGTGTACTAGAAAGACCTTGTATCTCCTCAACCACTACACTACTAGGTTTAGGGAAGGGAGGACAAGTGCTAATTGTCCTTACGCATCCACTCAGCATAAACATCATTACTACTGATAGGCATATTGTCAATATCCTCATAATCCCCCCTTACCTCTAAGTTTTCTTTTAAGTCACTATTCTGTTGCTTAGTCTTTCCATAATCATAAGCAAAGAAAGCTTTAATAAGTTCTAGTAGTACCTGTAGTATTCTACTTAAGGATTCCAAGACGTACTTTCAGTGCATCCACTTCAGGCTTAGTGAGTTTATTAAGCTTAGATGCTACTGCCTCATCTAGTAGAAACTCTAATAGTCTATCATCAATACCATTATCTGTACTAGCTACTAGCTTCTTAATACCATCCATGATAAAACCTCTTACTGCTTCCATTGATAGGAATTGCCATACGAAATTAGCGATTGTTGTCCACATATCTCTGTACCTCCTCGGCATATTTTATATCTTCATCAAAGCTCTCTTTGCAGTGGTTTTTCTGAAACCAAAAGAGCTTATTGATTACTTTGTAAGCTACATTCCAATATGGCTTATGCCTATTTATGTAGCACCTAGCTGATACTGTCATGTCATGATGACCGAAAAGCAGCCATAGGTTAATCGTTTGACTTACCCATGCACTTATTCTTAGAAGCCACTGCTTCATAGCTTACTTGCCTCAATAAACATCGTGTCCGCTTGTGCTTCCGTAAGCTCTAGTTTTACTATCATCGCTTGCGTTAGAGGGTTGTTGCGCTTAATCGTGGTAGCGTACTCCCATTCGATTTCATAGGCTTTATTGCCAGCTATCATGGCTTCGACTTGGTCAAGCAAATCGTTTTGATATAGGTATAATCTAGCTTGCCTAGCTGTTATAGACGTAGGCACTTGTGGTTCAGGTTCAGGAGGCGTTACCCACTTTTCACCGTCCCAAACATCTCTATCTGTAGTTGGGGCTATTTCTATTGCGCCTTCAGGGAGTGTGTAACTCTCACCTTCACCTGTTAATTTGCCATCTTCATCTATATAATATACTTTCATTCTATGTCCTTTTAGAGTTTCATGATATATGCAAGAGCGTAATATGGTGGTAGATTTTTGCCAACGCCAGACACACCAGCACTGCCAGATGTTCCACCACCGCCTGAATTAATAGTTAACGAGTGTGTATGTGCGCCTGAAGATGAGGAAGTTACAGCTGTATTACTACCTCCACCACCACCCCACTGGCTACCTTCTGACACTCCCGTGTCACGCTGTCTAGTAATTGTATGCGTATGCGCCCCAGCACTTGCGGCTGTTCCAGTATGGGTATGGTTTGGAGTAGTGTGGGTGTGACTAACTACGACAGCATCAGCACTACCGCCTGTTGAACCCACTGCGTATGAACCACCTGCCCCAATCACAAATCTATCTCTAAGGTCTGGTGTTCCATTTAAACCGTCACATAGTGCCCATCCTTCTGGAATACTTGTACTAGAACCACTCCATATAACAATCACGCCAGCAGGTATTGAAGAAAGATTGTTGTCAACATAAGCTTTATTAGCTGCTTGAGAATCAGTTGTTGGCGTTGGTACTATTGGACTTGATGTAAATGTCTTAATACCTGCTATTGTTTCGTCACCAGTTTTATGTACTATACTGTTGTCAACATAAGCTTTATTAGCTGCTTGAGAATCAGTTGTTGGCGTTGGTACTATTGGACTTGATGTAAATGTCTTTATACCTGATATGGTTTGGTCGCCTGTTGTTAAAACAGTTCCGCCAAAATTCTTCTCATCAACATACTTTTTAGTAGCTACTTGCATATCTGTTGTTGGTGTTGGCACTATCGGGCTTGATGTAAATGTTTTAATTCCAGATATTGTTTCGTTTCCAGTTTTGTGGACTGCGTTGTCTTCAACCCAGTTTTGCCAATAACTTGTGTTCGTTGGAGCTTGTCCAGTATTTGCTTGAATACACGCATATGTACCAGCATTGTATGTTACTACATCATTTACTTTATATGCAGTAGCCCCATTATATGTTCCTTTATTTACAAAGCCAACACGGCCTAAGTTTACTGTTGCCATTTATTCTCCTAGTAAGTTATTATAAAATCACCATCAACTATGGACGGGGTTGAAGTAAGACCACTTGCATAAGTCACAATAAGTTCTCCATCAGCTACACTAAACCCAGCCCAGTTGATGTTTGCATAAGCACTCGCAACTACGGCACTTGCGCTAGCTTCACTTGCTTTAGTTATCGCTATATCTGCTTGTGTACTTGCTGTTGTAGCATGTGTACTTGCTGTGTCTCTATAAGCCAAAGCGTTAGCTTCGCTTATAC